AGCTATTCCGGTCGGGCAAGCTGACGCTTGATCGGTTCGTCGACAGCAAGGGTCGCATCCTCACGCTGGAGGAACTGAAGATGCGTGACGCGGCGGCGTTCGAGGGCCTATAGTTTTGGGGTGAGCACGCCTTTCAAGGTCATCGACGGGACGCCGGAGCCGGAAGGCCCGCTGAAGCGCATGAAGGCGTCGGTTCCTGACACGCCAATTGTCCGCTGCCCTCGCTGTACAGGCCTTGCGATGATCGAGGTCAAGCTCGGCTTGGTCTGGAAGAACGGAAAACCGGCGGGCGGCAAGAAGCAGATCGTCTGCGGAACCTGTCTGGCGCGCGGTGATCATGTCGTCGTCGCCTGAATAACTAGGCTAGTCCGTCGGATTGGACCTGGGCTGGCCGCCAGCCTGTAGGAATTCCCGGATCAGGCCTCGGGCGGCGGCATCAATGGCTTCTGCATCATCGTCGGTACCGGTGAGGTCGTGCACCTCTTGGTGCTCAACGAAAGCTTCGTAGCCTGTCACAACCGCGCTGTTGTCGTCGAAGATCCGGACGATCCACCGGGCAGTGCTCTGGTCGTATTCGGTGCGTGCCCAATAGCGATCTGGGCCGCAATTGAACTCGATGGCGTCTAGGTCCGTCACAGGTCTGGTCTCCCGATTTCCCCTTTCCGCAACACCCCGTTGCCGAAATCGCTCCGTGCAGAGCCGGAGCATCCACCAGGGCGTGAGCTGAGCAGCGCCCCCTCTGTCCGCTGAGCGGGAGGAACTACCCACCATGAACACCACCAAGAACCGCCTTATGGGCGGCGGCTCCGTGCTGCCTGCCATCGGCCGTATGACGCCGCGCGAACGCGCCATGGGCCGCTATCTGCGCGGGCCTGACGATCACCCGCCTGCTGACCCCGGCGCGGGCGACGACGATGAACCCAGGCCCATCGACCCGGCGGCCCATGCCGCTCTCGCCTCGGCCCATGAGCGCCTGAAAAAAGACGCCAAGGCCGACCGCGACGCGCTGAGGGAGATGAAGGAGCGCCTGGACGCCATCGAGGCCGAAAAGGAACAAGCCGAGGCTGACAAGGCGAAGGCCAGCGGCGACGTCGAAGCCGTCCGCACCCAACTCGAGACCAAGCACGGCCGCGAGCTGAAAGCCGCCACCGACCGCGCCGAGAAGGCCGAACGTCAGGTCGAGAAGCTGGTCATCGACAACGGCCTGTCCGCGGCTTTGGACGAGGCTCGCGTGAAGCCTGAACTGAAGCGCGCCGCCGCCGCCCTGCTGCGCGAAGGCGTCGAACTGAAGGACGATGACGGCGAGCCCGTTGCCTACAAGGGCGGTCTTCCGTTGGCCGAAGCCATCAAGCTCTGGGCCGAAGGCGACGAGGGCAAGCCGTTCGTTCTGGCCGGCAACAGCGGCGGCGGCGCCCCCGGCGGCGGCAAAGGCACCCACCCCGGCCCCAACCCCTGGAAGCAAGGCCCGTCCTTCTCCCTCACCGAACAGGATCGCATCGCCCGGGACAAACCGGACCTGGCGAAGCGCCTGATGGCCGAAGCCGAGGCGGCTTAACCCTCGGCGCTCCCTGAAGCGCGCGCCTCTGACGGCCGCGTCTGATCCCACCGAAAGGAAACGACATGGCCGTCACTCGGCTTTCCGATCTCGTCTTCGGCGAGAACTTCAACACCTACACCGTCGAGCGATCGACGCGCCGCAACGCCTTCGTGGCCGCCGGCGTCATGGTCGTCGACCCGGCCATCGCCGCCTTCATGACGGGCCAGGGCTTCCTGGTGAACATGCCGCACTTCAAGCGTCTGGCGAACGATGAGCCGAACGCGTCTTCGGACAACCCGGCCGACGTCGCCGTGCCGAAGAAGATCGGCACCGGCAACGAGATCGCCCGCAAGCTGATGCGCAACCAGGGCTGGTCTTCGGCTGACCTGACTGCGGCCTTCATCGCCCGCGACCCGCTGGACGCCATTTCGAGCCAGATCGCGGACTATTGGGCGGGCGTGAACCAGACGACCTTGCTCAAGATCTGCCAGGGCATCTTGGCTGACAACATCGCCAATGACGGCGGGGACATGGTCAAGAACGTCGCCACCGACGCCACCGGCGATCCCGTCGACGGGGAGCTGTTCGGCTCGGACGTGCTGATCGACGCCGCCCAGACCATGGGTGACGCCAAGGGCTCGCTTCGCGCTATCGCGGTTCACTCCGTCATCCACGCCCGGATGCAGAAGATCGGCGCCCTGGTCGAGAACTACGACCCGGAAACCGGCCGCCTGCTGTACGAGTCCTTCCAGGGCAAGCGCGTCATCATCGACGACGACATGCCCGTGGTTCAAGGCACGAACCGGAAAACCTACACGTCGATTCTGTTCGGGGATGCGTCTTTTCGCTCGGGTCTTGGTACGCCGAAGACCCCGAACGCCGTCTCGCGCGAAGAGGCCGAGGGCAACGGTGAAGGCGTCGAGACGCTGTGGAACCGCCGCCACGAGGTCATCCACCCGACCGGCTTCGCTGTGGCCGGCACGCAGATCAGCAGCAACGCCACTCCGAGCTATTCAGCTCTGGCCACGGCGTCGAACTGGAACCGCGTGTTCGACCGCAAGAACATTCCGCTGGCGTTCATCCAGACCAACGGCTGATCGACTTCACAACCTGAACCTGACGGCCGCCTCGTGCGGCCTTTTTCATGGAAGGAGACGGCCGATGGCCGACACCGACAAGAACGTCCCGATCAGCGCCCCGCTGGACGGGCAGATCGCGCTCACTGCGCACAACAACGGCAACGGCACCTGGGCCGTGAAGCGCGGCCCCGATGGTCCGATCCTCAAGGACGGTCTGGCCCGCGAAGAAGCCCTCGCTATCGTCGGCGCACCAACCGGCCCGCATGAGCCGGACACCGTCGAAGAAGAGACCGCCGCGCAGAAGCGTTCGGCTCTGGAGAAAAAGGAGGCCAAGCGCGAGGCCACCGAAATCTTCCAGTCCGACGCCGAAGCCGGGGAGCCTTCGAAGGTGGCCAACAGCGACCTGCAGAAGGCCAATGACGAGAACGCGGACCTGCGTCGCTCCATCGCCTCCAAGGACGAGGAAATCCGGCAGCTGCAGGATCAGGTCGCAAAGTTCGATCCCGATGGTGACGGCAAGGTCGGTGGCGGCGCCACCAAGGCTGTTTCCAAGACGGCCGGCGAAGGCCCGTCGAAGCCCAAGAACGGCGACGCCTGATGCTGATCGTCGAGAATGGAGTGGTAAGCTGGCCTTCGGGTCCGCTCGCTACAGTCGAACAGGCTGACGCTTACGCTCAGGCTCGGGGCTGGTCCGATTGGGCTGCCCTGACGCCTGAGCGGAAGAGCAGCGCCATTCTCGACGCATCGGCCTACGTGCGGGCCTCCTACCGGCCCCCGGCGAAGGTGAGTGCCGCGGTTGAGGAGCAGGTCAGCGAAGCCGTCATCGAGGCCGCCCGGCTGTCTCTGACCTCGCCCCTGATCGGCGGCGACAAGGCGGCTCAGGCGGCGCGGAAGTCGGTGAAGGCCGGATCCGTCGCCGTCGAATATGAAACGTCATCTGCGGAAAGCCGCAGTACGGCGCGGCTGGCTCTGGTGGCGGGCCTGCTTCGCTACGCGGGCGCCTATCCGATCGGCTCCGGCGTCAACGTCCGGCTTGCCAAGTCATGAGCATCCTCGACGATCTGCCCGACGCTATCGCCGAGGCGCTGGACGACGTGTTTCGCGACGGCGTGCTGAAGGTGCCGGGCGAGCCGACCTCGGACGGGCAGGGCGGCTGGATACCCGGAGCCCCGACATCACATCCCTGCAAGGCGCTGGTCGATGACTACAGCGACATGCGGCGGGCAACGGCGGGCATACCTGCCCACGACCGAAAGATCATCATCCTGGCGGCCAGTCTGAGCATTGCTCCGGCTGTCGGGCATACCATCAACGCTGAGGGCAAGGACTGGCAGATCGTCGCCCTGACCCGTGATCCGGCTAAAGCGACCTGGGAGGCACAGGGGCGCTGATGGCCACCGTCACGATCAACCTCGCCGCCCTGGAGCGCATCGTTGAAGAGAAGGCCGTTGCGGGCATCCAGCGCGCCGCTCTGGCGGGGGAAGCGATCACCAAGGCCAACCTATCGCGCCCCGGCTCCGGCCGCATCTACGGGAAGCACCAAGCCTCGGCCCCCGGCGAGCCGCCCGCCGTCGACACCGGACGCCTGCGCAACGCCACCCAAGCCGACACGCAGGTCCGCAGGGATGGCGACGACATCGTCGGCCGAGTGGTGGCGAACACAGAATATGCGCACGCCTTGGAGGTCGGGACCGAGCGGATCGCCCCGCGCCCCTTCCTCGGCCTGCTGGCCACCGACCATACCGACGACCTGCGGGACGCCTTTGTCGCGGGAGCAAGCGATTGAACTCCACCGCCACGATCTTCGCCCGCCTGGCCTCCGTCGCTCCGTCTCTGGCCACCTGGAACAACGCACCGGCCATCTTCAACGAGACGGCGCCGGACGACTTCCTCGACCAGGAGCCGAAGCCGTCAAAGCCGTTC